GGTGATGAAGTACGGCATCAGGTGACCTGCCGGATCACGCCGTCGTCGACGTCCTGGTGGCTCGCGATCGCGAACAACGCCTCCCCAGGGTTCAGGGTGAACTCGATCGTCTGCCCCTTGTCAAGGTGCACCCCGTTCGCGGAGGACACGTCCGCCCCGCCAAGGTAAGCGAACCTGCTCGACTGGTCCTCCTGATTGTGCACAGTGACACGCTTCGGGTTGTGATGATTCGCCACGATCTGGGTGGCGGTCGCCGTTCCCAGGGTGAACTGGGCTCCTGTCAGGGTCACGGGTACACCCCTTCCGGGTCCTCAGGGTTCAACGTGGCCACCCCTTGCAGCTGCACCGATGGGACACCGGTGTGCGCGATCGGCGGCAAGTCCAGGGCGGCCAGCACCGCGGCCGGGTCGAACCCGGTCGTCACCAGCCGTTGAGCCATGTCCACCCGCAGGCGGGTGTCCTGAATGTTCGCCGCCGCCAGGTTCACGTTCGCCAACGGCACCCGTTGGGCGTCCCCGCCCTCCGCTGGGCGCAAGTCCTCCAGGCGGCGCACATCGTTCACGGACAGGAACCCGGCCTGCAACCCGGTGGAGTACGCGCTGAACCTGGTGCCAATGTCACCCCGCAGCAGGCCGTCGATGTTCATCCGGTAGAAAGCGTCACCCGGCAGCAGGCGGCCGTAGGCGTCCTCGATCTTCCCAATGTACGGCCGCAGGGTGTACGTCACGAACTGGATCGCGTTCGCTTCGACGCTCGCATAGGACATGGCACCCGGTTGGATCACCTGCAGCATGTGCGGGGGGATGCGGAACACCCGGCAGATCTCCTCGACCGCGTACTGCCGGGACTCCAGGAACTGGGCCTCGTTCGGGTTGACACTGGTTTTGTCGTACTTCGCGCCACCGGATAGGACACCCGGCCGGTGGGACCGGCGCAACCCCTTATGGCCGGCTTCCCACCCGTCGACCAGCTGCCGGGCCTGCTCCGCGGTCAACTCCCCGGGCACGCTGATCACCCCGGTCGTTGTGCTACCCGACCCGAAGAACCGTTGCGCGAACTCCTCCAACGCCGCGGCCAGCCCAAACTGCTGCTTCAGCTCGTGAACCTTCGACACCCCGCGCAGCTCCCCAGGGCGGCGCAGCTCCGTCAAATGGATCATATCAACTTCGCTGACAACGAACCGGCCCTGGTCCATGCGGTACTCGACCCGGCCGTTCTCACCGCGGACAACCTCCACACGGTGCGGGTCCATCACCCGCAGGCCGACCACGTCACCCGACGGGTCCCGCAGGATCCGCACGAACGCATTCCCATCCACCAGCAAGGACACCATGACCATCTGGAAGTGATCCGAGCGGGTCATGTTCACGTCCGGCTCCGGGTTGTCCACCCACCTCGGGCGGGGCCGGAACGCGAACCGCTGCCCGTCCTGCCGGATGAACGTGTCCACGGGGAGGGTGCTGATCGTGTCAGCGATCAGCCGGACCGCGGCGTAGATCGCGCCGATCCGGTACACGGTGTCACGGTTGATGAGGACACCCGACCGGGTGTTGTCAATCGCATCGATGCCCGCCCCGAACAGGGTCTGGTAAGACAAGGCGCGCCGCTCAACCAGGCCCAGCAGGCCCCTCACCGGTCACGCTCCCACACCAGCCCAGCAAGGAGGACACCCGCGCCGAGGGCGATCACCCCAGCCCACGGGGCGAGGAGGAACACCCCAACCGCGATCACCACCACACCCACGGCCTGCACCACAAGAGGTCCCACTGTTGCACCCTTTCACACGTTGAAGAACTGGGGCACCGGCGGCGGCAACGGCTCCGGTGGTTTCCACAAACTCCTGTCCAAGGCGATCACCGCGGCAACCGCGGCGTCAATCCGGCGGGGTGACTGCTTCGTTTCCTTCACGATCCGCGGCCCGAGGTGGTCACGTTTGATGACCGTGTTCTCAAGGTGCCGGGCGATCACCGGGTTCCCATCATGCGACAGCCGCGCCTCGACCACATGGTCGTAGAACGTTTGGCACGCGGGCACCATACGGCGGGCGTTCGTCGACGGGTACTCCACGATCGGCACCCCCACCTCCATGAGGACCTCCATGGTGCGCCGCCACCGGAACGGGTCACACGCGACCTCACGCACACGCCACCTTTGGCACGCCTCGAGGATGGCCTGCTCCACCTCGTGCACGTCGACCCGCCAGTCGTCCCGGTCCGTGGGGTCCTTCTCCCACAACCCGACGAGGAACAAGTGCGGCCGGTCCACCTCACACCCGACGATCACCGTGGTGTCCGAGTTGAACGACCCGTCGAAGCCGAGGACGATCTCCGTGTCCTCCGGCGGTGGTCCCTCCACCGGGAGCTTCTCCCACGCCCCAGTCGGCAGCCACGACGTCTGCGAGTTCACCCACTGGTTCAACCGTTTCGTGCGGAACTCCGCCTCCGGTGTGCGCAGCACCGCGGACTCGAAATCCGCGGGATCGTTCACCAGCCCGAACCCCGGGTTCGCCTGCCGCCACGCTTTCGGGTCCCGCCAGTCCGCGTCCCGGGGTGCGGACCACCATGACATGAAGAACGTGTCGTCCTTCACCTCACCCGACGCGACCCGCTGCCCGTACTGAAACAACCGGTAACAGATCGAATCCTGCCCAGTCGAATCGGTGCGCACCCCCGCCGTCGTGATCGCCAGCAGCATCGGGTCAACACGGGCACCCATCGCCAGGGACATCACCTGCCACAAGTCCTCATTCGGCAGGGCGTGCAACTCGTCGAAGATCGTCAACGTCGGCGACAAGCCCTCCTTCGTGTACGCCTCCGACGACAGCACCCGGTACACCGCCCCATTCGCCGGGACCTCGATCGTGTCCTTGAACACCCGCGCCAAGGCGGACATCTCCGGGGACATCTCGATCATCCGCTTCGCCGTGCCGAACACGATGCGCGCCTGCTCCCGGTCCGCCGCGCACGAATACACCTGCGCGCCCTGCACCCCCAGGAACGTCGCCCACAACCCGATACCCGACGCCAACGCGGACTTCCCGTTCTTCCTCGGCACACCCACCAGCGCCGTCCGGTGCCGCAACCGCCCATCGGGCCGGTGCGCGAAGATCCGCCGAATCAGGGTTTTCTGCCACGGCATCAACAACAACGGCTGACCAGCCCGGCCCCCGACCGAGTCCGTCACCTGCGGGCACAGGGACTCGATGAAATCCACGCACTGCCCGCCGCGGGAGGACCGCACCGCCGCAGCTGGCACCGGGGTCGACACCCGGGGACCGCTCACCACTTCGTCTGCGCCCTCAACCTTTCCATCGTCGACAACCGCTCCTGCTGATCAGCGTGCATCTGCCCGATCCGGTACCGGGACAACGCCTCCAACCCCAACTGGGAACACAAACCGGCGATCTGCCGGGAGATGTTCATGAAATCCAGGCGGGCCTGCCGGTCCGTCAACACCTCCGGCAGCAGCTGCTCCTGGACACCCACCAGCAGGCGGAGCTGCTCCACGAGGATCCGGTCCGACGGCTGCAACCAGGGCGCGCCCGCGACAACCGCGGACACGAGGTCGCGGTGCTCCTCGAGGACGACGACCTCGGCGGGTTTCACCACCGTCAACGCGGCCGTCGGTGGTTTCTTCGTGTTCCCGCCCGAGTTCGAGCGTGGCCTGCGGGGCATACCGGGCACCTCCCTGACGTGTCCATGAGCCTACCCGCGCCGGGTCAGGCCCAGTCAGGTCCGAGCTCGATCACCTCCGGTTTTTTCCGATAAGGATGGTTTAGGCGGTTTTTACAACCAAGACGACGTGCGCGACACTTAGGCAGCCGGGTCGCCTGTCGCGTCTTTGCCGCAGTTTGCGGCCACTCCGGTTTGTATTTCCCCGGCCCCCTTGGCCGTCACCCGCCGCCGAGGGTTATATGCGTCGGCCGTTTCTGTTGTTTCGGATGACCTGCCCGCCCCCGGGGGTTTCCGTGATGGGCCGCGCACGACGTCGGGAGTTGCACGATCGATGAGCAGCAGCCAATGGCGTGCCAGGGGTGGGATCCCCCGGCACCAGGTGGTCCGCTGTCCACGGGTCGTCGGGGCGTGGGCCTTCCCCGCAGATCCAGCACACGGTCGCGGTTGCGCGGATGATCTTGGCGCGGCGGCGGTATTCGGCGGTGTAGTGCCGGGGTCCCCGGCGGCGGGTGTCGGGGGGGCGCCCCCGTTTCGGGCGGCACTGTTCGGAGCAGTACGAATCCAACGATGGGGTGCCGCACCCTAGGCAGGGGCGGGGGAACCTCACCGGTACTGGTTGGCGATCGCCTGCGCGAGGGCGGGGATCCAGTCGAACAGTGCGCCGCTGCTGGGTGTCCCGGT